AATTTGTCGGATGTATTTCCGCAGTTACAATACGCTTAGTACTGGTGGATTCCACCAGTACGACGTGCGACTCTTTAGAGAAAATATTTCTGTAAAGAGCGCGCTACCGCTTCTCTGGCTTTTCCAGAGTGATACGGTAGAAGGCTTAAGGGGTTATCAGTTGCTGATAAGATCTTAGCCGTGTCTCTTGCAATTTTGTTACAAAAATGCAAGCACACCTTCGTTAAAGGGTCTCCCATTAGGATTCCCTTTCGAAGAATGACATAGTACATAGATTTTTCTATGTCCCATTGCCCAAGTCCCTCTAACATGCCACTGGCATGGAAGAAGATCTTTCGAGGTTTGAAACATGTTTCATGAACAATTCCTCTAAGGAGTTTTGGAATGCCACATTTAAGCATCCATCTCTCCGCAACGAACGATGAGACCTTGTGGTCCATCTTATCAGTTGCCTCGCTGTAATCCGTAAAGGATGTCCAGCATTTCTCATATGTGTATTCGACTTTGTCGATACCAATAGAGTAGGGAGTGACTTTCTTAGATTTGACTGAGAAAACCATTCTCCGAATGTCCTCTTCTTCATAAAATGATTTAAAGGCATTCCACCCGTGATTGGATTTTCCCATTCCGGATGCACTGCTCTCCACTCCCTTTTTAAGGGGGTATGAGCATATCCCGTTGATTGTGTCTAAGACTACTTTCAACGCGGCATGAGCTTTGGTAACAGTCCTTGACTTACCAGGCTCATTTATCATGACAACCATAGCCTCTCTTAAGGTTTCTGGTTGCATGGATAATACTTCTTCTAGGCAACGCCAGAAAATGTATGATCCGATTCCGATCTCATCAAGGTTCTTGTATGAGACGAATTCATTGGTATCTAGGTTAAGGATCTTAACATTTCTACCAAGTTTTCCTTCACGTACGAGTGATCGTATATGTTCGGAAGTTCCTCCTTCCTCTCTGAGATTCTCAAAGCAGGCTGAAGTAGTAGGACCCACACCTGCCTTGGTTGTTAAACCAGTGAAGACGTGGTCTGGAATATTATCGAAGATACTTCGAGAAATAATATCCAGCATCTGAAACTGAGAGTTATTTAACTTATCAGGTTCCGAAGACACTGTCCTCAAAAATTTAATTTTTGACTTCAGTGCGACAACAGGCGGTGGTGTACCACAACCTCTAGTCTGGATCATTATCCCACCCAATTGAGTGCGATAATGTCCATTAGGTAAGCCACTGATTAACCTCAGTTGGCTCCTAAAGAGGATTGTATCCTCGGAAGGCTCAGGCAATTCTAAGTTTCTTAGAAAGCACTCCTTCACCTTTCCACGGAAAGCTTTAAGCCTTTCGTAGTAGGTTGGCTGCTCAATGATCTTTGGATCGTTGATTGGCCCGTCAACAAACTCATCTGAAAGATGTTGGTTTAGCTGACTCAGCACGAAATTGTCGAATAATTCCCAATTCCATGCTGCGCCGAGATTTCCTAAGTATAACTGTAGGAAAGTCCCGTCAATGGTTCGTAGTATCTGAAAGAATCTTTCAGCTCGAGCCTTTAGATCGCGCCGTTCATAATGAATAGGTCGCTTATCTACGCCTTCCTCTAATGGTCCAACCAGTGAGGGAGTCGACATGCTTTCAATCTGTGTCTTAGACCAGATTGGATCATGCTTGCCATCTAGGAAGGATTTGATCCTTCTTCGTAGCATTCTAGCCCAGTTCTCATGGTTACCATTAGAACCCGGCTTACACATCCTATTGAGCAATTTGCCCCAATGGGTGTGGGATAGGATTATATTGAGTTTTGTCTCAATATTCACTATCTGGGAGAAATGAGTCTTTCTACGAAATTCCCTTTCCCCTTCCGCTATATTCCTGTTCAGGAGTGATGCGGGAATCTGATCCGTGATGCGTTTAACGCCTCCCGGCCAGACCAAGATTTCGCTCTGTTCTAAACCGAGCCTTTCTTGTACATGGTATGCTTTGATTATATCAAAGGGTTCCATGAAGTCGAGTTTGTATTCGAATATCGAATCATCATCGAATTCACCTTCTAGGTATTCCATTTGGTCTACCTCAGTGGTGTCATCCTCTTCCTCAGACTGATAGTCTGGGTTGAAGAGGCGGTTATTCTCCTTAGTGATTGTTTTCAGTAAGGAGGATAAGAAGGTTTTCTGGTCCTCGCTAATAGCTGAGGCAGATTCCTTAAAACCTGAGAGTTTCCTGTAAGGAAGCCCTTGGTTTTTTCGTCTGTATAGAATCGGAAATCCGATTTCTTGCAGAACGCGAACATGACTTGACTTAATTCTTGAGCCTAGTGATGTTAGCAACGTGCAGGATGGTACCTGTCTCGTTGCGATGTATAGCTTCCTCATTTTCATGAGCATTGCTACATCAGGATTGTTTATCTTGTTATTAACAAGATCAACATCCGGGTAGTCCGCTTCAGGCTGAACCTGAAACGGCACCCGTAAATGGCGAAAGTATAGATTTCTATTCTCCACCATTTTCAGTTAAATGCGCTCAATGAGTGACTTATTAAC